AGAAAAAGTTACGAGCGACAAAATCCTGGATCTGACCTTAAAGCACCTAGCAAGAAGGTTGGAAACCCCCGCAGGAAATCGTTCTGTGCTAGAATGAAAGGAATGAAGAAGAAGTTAACAAGTGCAAAGACCGCAAGAGATCCAGATTCAAGAATTAATAAGTCATTAAGAGCCTGGAACTGTTAGGAAATTATGAGTGATAATGTATACCTTGGTAATCCTAATTTAAAAAAAGCAAATACACCGATTGAATTCACAAAGGAGAATGTTGTTGAATTCTTAAAGTGTAAAGAAGATCCTGTTTATTTTGCAAAGAAGTATATTAGAATTGTTTCTCTTGATGAGGGATTAGTTCCTTTCAATCTATACCCTTTCCAAGAGAAACTGGTAAATAATTTTCATAATAATAGATTTAATATTTGTAAGATGCCTCGTCAGACTGGTAAGTCAACGACTGTGGTATCTTATTTGCTGCATTATGCTGTTTTCAATGACAATGTAAACATTGGTATTCTTGCAAACAAAGCAAAGATTGCGATTGATTTATTAGGTAGATTACAAACTGCATATGAAAATTTACCAAAATGGATGCAACAAGGTATCATCGCATGGAATAAAGGATCATTAGAATTAGAAAACGGATCAAAAATATTAGCAGCATCCACATCTGCATCTGCTGTTCGAGGTATGTCATTCAACATACTGTTCTTGGATGAATTTGCTTTCGTTCCAAATCATGTTGCTGATGACTTCTTTGCATCTGTATATCCTACAATTTCTTCTGGTACTAATACAAAGGTTATAATTGTTTCTACTCCTCGTGGTATGAATCACTTCTATCGTATGTGGCATGATGCAGAAAGAGGTAAAAGTGATTATATCCCAACAGACGTTCATTGGTCTGAAGTACCTGGTCGTGATGCTGTGTGGAAAGAGCAGACGATTGCAAACACATCAGAGCAGCAGTTCAAGGTTGAGTTTGAATGTGAGTTTCTAGGATCTGTCAATACACTTATCAGTCCAGCAAAACTTAAAAACATGGTGTATGAAGCACCAATTATGAAAAATGCAGGATTGGATATCTATGAAAATGCCATACCAGAACATAATTATTTGATGACAGTAGACGTAGCAAGAGGAATGGGTAACGATTACTCTGCATTTATTGTTTATGATATTACTAATTTTCCATATAAGGTGGTTGCAAAGTATCGAAATAATGAAATTAAACCAATGTTATTTCCAAGTGTTATCTATGATGTAGCAAAAGGATATAATAATTCATTCCTTTTAATAGAGGTAAATGATATAGGAGATCAAGTAGCAAGTATATTACATTTTGATCTTGAGTATGATAATGTATTGATGTGTTCAATGAGAGGTCGTGCAGGTCAGGTTGTTGGATCTGGTTTTTCTGGTAAAAAATCCCAGTTAGGTGTGAGAATGACTGCTGCTGTTAAGAAATTAGGTTGTTCAAATCTGAAAACTCTCCTAGAAGATGATAAGTTACTCACAGTTGATTATGAAATCATATCAGAATTGACTACTTTTTCACAAAAACATAACTCATTCGAGGCAGAAGAAGGGTGTAATGACGACCTTGCCATGTGTTTGGTTATATTTTCATGGTTAGTTGCACAGGATTATTTTAAAGAAATGACTGATAATGATGTAAGAAAGAGAATATATGAAGAACAGAAGAATCAAATTGAACAAGACATGGCACCATTTGGTTTTATCTCTGATGGATTGGATGATGATAGCTTTATAGACAAAGACGGAGAAAGATGGTATGCTGATGAGTATGGAGACCGTTCTTATATGTGGGACTATTACTAATGATTAGTTTTTTATTTTCAATGGCAGGATTATTAAACCTGTTATTTTATGTCTTTGCAATTGGTTTTGTAATTTCATTGATACTGGAGCAGATTCTAAAGGTAAGACCTTTATCTGTTGATGAATCTATGAATGAGAGAAACAATTATATTGTGCAGACCAACAGAAGATATTGTTGGAGACAAGCATGGGTTGTAAACATCAACTGGTTTGCATGTAATGTAGGTTTGTATTTTCTTTCAAGAAACATGGCAGCACCAGTAGATACTTTTTGGAATGGTATGTAATGGAAAACCCTTTGAAGCATAGAAAGTTAAAACGTCTATTATCTAAATCATTTCCAAACAAAAAGATCGTTATCACCGACAACAAAGACGGATCACAAACAATTAGTATCACATAATGGAACTCACAGATTTAAATGTAAATAACGTACTTGATGAAATACGTCCTTATATTGAGGCAGATGGAGGGTATCTTGAATTCATTGGAATAGAACATACTGATTCAGGTGCAATTGTTATGGTTAAATTATTAGGTGCATGTACCACTTGCGTGATGAGTGCTGCTACGTTAAAGCAAGGAGTTGAGTCACATCTTAAGGCAAAGTGGCCTGAAATAGATCAAGTAATTCAAATCTAATGGATTTAGATGATCAGGTAGATTTAGAACATTTACTGTTCACAGAGAGAAAATGTAGAATCTGTGGTGAAGTAAAGAGTTTGATTGATGATTTTTATTGCACACATAAGAATAGAAACTCATTACCATCATCTTATGCATACGAATGTAAAGTGTGCACAATAAAAAGAATTGTAAAGAATAGGAAGAAGAAAAGGATATTTTCAGATTGGTCATACCCAGATTGGTAGTGTTCACGTATTGTTTCCCCGTTAGAAATATACTTTTCAATAAATAATTTCAGAAATAATCTGAGATTCGGAGAGAAAAGATGCCACTAAATTTAGCATCTCCTGGTATTGTAGTAAGAGAAGTTGACCTTACCATTGGTAGAGTTGATACAGCAACTGATAAAGTTGGTGCTATCGTCGCTCCATTTGCGAAAGGTCCTGTCAATGAACCAATCCTTGTAGAGAATGAGCAAGACCTGTTAGATAATTTTGGCGAACCATCTGAAACTGACAAACACTTTGAACACTTCATGGTGGCACAATCATACTTGGCCTACGGTGGAGTCATGAGAGTTGTCAGAGCAGGTGACGTTGATTTAACAAACGCATATGTGGGTGCTGCAAACAGCATTAGAATAGACAGCACAGAAGATTATAACAATAAAGGTTATGATACAAGCACTATCACAGGTGTTACATTCGCAGCAAGAAATCCTGGTTCATGGGGAAATGGACTTAAGGTTGCACTGATTGATAGTAAAGCAGACCAAACACTAACAATCGGAATAAGCACATTAACAGTTGGTGTTGGAGTCACACAAGCAGTTCCAGCAGGAACAGTTGTTGCTGGTGCAGGTTCAACATCACTTATAGATGGTTACTTCAAAGGAATCGTTACTGGAGTCAGTGGAGCAAGTGTTGATGTTAAATTTGTTGCTCATGTATCAACTGCTGGAATAGAAACTGCAAAAGATTACCAACCTGGTGGTGTTTATCAGTTTAACAACAGCGGTGTATTGAGTTATGAAGTTTCAAGCAACGCTGGTGGTGGAAGCACAACAACAGTAAGTACAACAGTTGATTGGTTTGATCAGCAAACAATTGCATTATCAAATTCAACAATCAAATGGAATAACATTTCTGATCGTCCTGGCACTTCAGCCTTCGCAGCATCTAGAAGTTCTAGATTTGACGAAGTTCATGTCGTTGTATACGATGATGAAGGAAAAGTTACAGGAAATGCTGGTACAGTTTTAGAGAAGCATTTAAATCTTTCAAAAGCAAAAGATGCTGAATTCTCTGCTGGAACTCCTGCATACTGGAGAAAATATCTTTATAATAACTCAACAAACATATTTGGTGGTAGTGCTCCTGCTGGAATCACAACTACTAACTTTGGTGCTGGTAATTTCACATTTGCATCAGACAATGGTTGGGATCAGGAAGCACAAGGAATTAGTTTTGCTGGTTCTGGATCTGTAACATCTACTTTAAGTGGTGGTAAAAACTACAACGGTATGACAGGAATTCAGACTGCTGGAGCATTTTCAGTTACAATCGGTGATCTAGGAACTGGTTATGACTTATTTGAAAATCCAGAAGAGGTTGATGTAGACTTCTTACTCATGGGTTCTTCAAATTATACAAAAGAAGAGTCACAGGCACTAGCAAATAAAATCATTTCTGTTGCTGAATTAAGAAAAGATGCTATCGCATTTGTTTCACCTAACAGAGGATCATTCTTAAATGATACTGCTGCTGGATCAGTTACAGTATACTCTAACTCACAAATCACTGACAACCTAGTCAGTTACTATGCACCTGTCACATCAACTACATTTGGTGTATTTGATAGTGGTTACAAGTACATGTATGATCGTTTCAACGACACATTCCGCTATGTCCCAATGAATGGAGACACTGCTGGAACATGTGCAAGGAACGATATTAACAACTTCCCTTGGTTCTCACCAGCGGGAACAGCGAGAGGAACAATCCTCAATGCTGTTAAACTTGCATACAATCCAAATCAAACACAAAGAGATACACTTTATTCAAATAGAATAAATCCAATCATCTTCTCACCTGGTGCAGGAATTGTACTATTCGGTGATAAAACTGGATTTGGAAAAGCATCTGCATTTGATCGTATTAATGTTCGTAGATTATTCATCTACCTTGAGAATGCTATTAAAGCAGCTGCTAGAGATCAATTATTTGAGTTCAACGATGAGATTACAAGAACTAACTTCATCAACATAGTTGAACCATTCTTACGTGATGTTCAATCAAAACGTGGAATATTTGATTTTAGAGTTATTTGTGATGAGACAAATAACACTGCTGCCATTATAGATAGTAATGAATTTGTAGCAGACATCTTTATTAAACCATCGAGATCAATTAACTTTATCGGTCTCACTTTTGTTGCTACAAGAACTGGCATCTCATTTGATGAAGTCATTGGTTCTGTTTAATTAAATTCGAGGTATAAAAACAAATGGCAACCCAACTTAACAGACCACCATTAAGAAAGATTACCGATTTCAAGAGTAAATTGATCGGTGGTGGTGCAAGACCCAATCTATTTGAAGTCGAACTTGCTTTCCCAGAAGAGATTGCAATCGACAACGATGTAAAAGAAAAGGCAAGGTTCTTGGTAAAAGCAGCAGCACTTCCTGCATCTAACATCACTCCTATTGATGTTAACTTTAGAGGTAGGATTCTTAAGATTGCTGGAGACAGAACCTTTGATACATGGACAATCACAGTTATCAACGATACTGATTTTGCAATTCGTTCCGCTTTTGAGAAGTGGATGAATTCAATCAATAGATTGTCTGATGCAACAGGTACAAACAATCCAGCAGATTATCAAGAAGATGCTTATGTTCACCAGTTAGATCGTGATGGATCTACTTTAAGAACATACAGATTCTATGATGTTTTCCCAACTCAAATAAGTCAAGTTGATTTATCTTATGAAACAGTTGACACAATACAGGAGTTTACTGTAGAATTACAAGTACTATACTATGAGTCTATTAAGGGAGTAGGAGCTAATGCTGGAGGAGAAAGCATTACCTAAAACTGATAAATAGTGCTATAATAGAATAAAAAGCAGGTTATACTATGCCAAGACTATTTGGGTTCTCTATTGATGACCAAGAAAAAAAGCCACCATCGATAGTCGCTCCCGTCCCCAAAACCAATGAGGATGGAGTTGACAACTATATCGCTAGTGGTTTTTATGGTCAATATGTAGATATTGAAGGTGTCTATAGGACAGAATACGATTTAATAAAGAGATATCGTGAGATGGTTCTTCATCCAGAAGCAGATTCTGCTGTGGAAGATGTTGTGAATGAAGCGATTGTCAGTGATTTGTATGATTCACCTGTAGAAATTGAATTAAGTAATTTAAACGCTAGTGATAAATTAAAAGAAAAAATTCGTGCTGAATTCAAATACATCAAAGAAATGATGGATTTTGATAAAAAAGCACATGAAATTTTTAGAAATTGGTATGTAGATGGTAGATTATATTATCTAAAAGTTATTGATACTAAAAAACCAGAGGATGGAATACAAGAAGTAAGATATATTGATCCGATGAAAATGAAATTCATTCGGAAAGAAAAGAAAAGGAATGAAAATGAAAACAGTGTATCAAATACAGCATCTGATATTAGAAGGGCAGTTTATCCTGAAATAGATGAGTATTACTTATACACACCAAAACCAAATTTTCCAACACAGTTTTTTGGAAGTGGTAGTCCTGCTAGTGGAAAAGGTGGTGTTCAAATTGCAAAAGATTCTATCTGTTATGTGACATCAGGTTTATTTGATCGTAATAAAGGAACTTGTTTATCATACTTACATAAAGCAATCAAATCATTAAACCAACTTCGTATGGTTGAAGATAGTCTTGTTATCTACAGATTATCAAGAGCACCAGAAAGAAGAATATTTTATATTGATGTTGGTAATTTACCAAAAGTAAAAGCAGA